AGAGAAGCTGTAAAGAGGGAAGAAGCTATTCAGGCTGACTTCACCGGAATGGGGGATACCGACCTTGCTCGGCAGCAATGGGAGTTTGAGAAGGAAACTTCACCGGAAAGAACGCAGTTCCTGCTGGATCAAGCAAAGCAGTTTGGGCCGGAGTTCATGGAGCAAGCAAGAGACTTGGTTGAGCGCAGTGACCCCACTGGATTTGCCGCACGAGAATTGCTTGGAAAGTTGGCACAGGAATATCAACCAGCAGATGTTCCTGAAGGGCCAGCAATGGAACAGTTTGGTGAGGTTGCTGCTGCTGAAAGGCTTGCTGCCCCTCCTTCACTTGGTGAAGTAGCTTACACTCCTGAATACGAGAGAGCCGGAGAGCAGGAAGCATTGCGAAGAGTTGGTGAAGCCCCGCAGTTTGCGGAACTGGATACCTACGGCCCTAACCTTGAGAGGGCTGCGGCAATGAATCAGCTTGAACGATCTCAAGCTGCACCCAGCCTTGAGAGGTTGGAGGATGTTCCTGAAATAACTGCTGATCCAGACTCGATTGCAGGTCGGAGATACATTGAGCAGCAATTACTTGGCAGAGCCGAGTCAGGGAGAACTGCTGACCTAATGTCGGAGGAAGCCAGAAGGATTGCACGGGGTCGTGCTGCTGCAACTGGAAACATTTTTGGAGGCGGAGCGGTCATTGAAGAATCAAGGGCAGTGCGGCAAGCGGAGGACGCAGGGCAACGTCAGGCAATATCGGAGTTACTCGGATTCCTTTCCTCCGGCCAAACAGCTAGTGATTATGAGTCACGCATAGCCCAACAGAATCTAGCCAACCGCCTAATGGGCATCCAGCAGAGGACAGGAGCGGAGCAAGCAGAGTTTGGTATGGGCCAGACGGTTACTGGACAACGCAATCAAGCAGCGATGCAGGAAAGGGCTGACGAACTGGCAGCTTTAGGGCAGCGCAATGCAGCCGAGCAACAGGAGTACCAGAACCTACAGGCATCCCTAGCCCAAATCAATCAAGTCAGGCAGCAGCAACTCGCCGCAGATGTGCAAGCAGCAGGATTTGATAACACGGCAGTCATGCAGGAGCGGGCTGATGAATTGGCCGCAATGGGTCAACGCAATCAAGCTGAAGAGTCTGAATACCAGAATCTATTGCAGGGTTTGCAGCAGCAACAGAACGCGAGAACCGCAGGGTTCGGGATGCAAGCACAGGCAGTCGGTCAACGTAACCAAGCGCAGGAAGCTGACTTTGCCAGAGAGCAAGCTGCAATCGCGCAACGAAACCAAGCTCGCCAGCAATCCTTTGCTAATGCGATGCAGCGCACTGCAACACAACAGCAGATGCAGCAGCAGCAAATGGCTAACCTACAGAGCTTCAGTGGACTTGCTCCGGTTAGCAGTCAATTTGGGGGATTAAGCGGGGCGCAACAGCAAGCTGCGGCTAACTTTAACCCAATACAGTACCAACCCACCAGTGCAGCAGCATTGTTGCAGAATCAACAGAGCTTGCAGGGTAACATCTTTGGAACTCAATCGCAGAACTGGAGGACTCAAGCACAGATGGCGGCGCAACCGAGTGGGTTTGGGCAGATACTAGGAACAGTCGGAGGCGCGTTCGCTGGTGGCTACGGCGAAGGTTTAGGTTCAAGTTTCTTTAAAAAGAATAACCCAGGAGGATAAAAAGAATAACCCAGCAGGAGTATAATAAATTATGGCTGATTTTTGGGGAGGAGTAGGAAAAGGGTTCGCCCACGGATTTGAAAAGTCTTGGGATTCGGCTGCTAGGCGGCGTGAACGCAAGGATGAGCGCGATGATCGGTTAACCGACCTTAAAGAAGCCGCTATTAATGCAGCCATTGCGGATTACATCAAGGCGGGGGGAACAAGAACTGGTGCCATTGCTAGTCGTGACCTGGAGGTGCTTCAGACAGAAACCGCAGAACTATTAAAAGACAAAGCCGCTGCTGAAAAAATAGAACAGCGGGAACATGAAGCGGCTGTCCGGAAGGAATTAAGTGAAGAAAAAAAAGCTAATATTCAGCGAGCTTTAGAAGCAGATGCAGAAAAGGAAAGAATAAAAGATGAAGGCATTATTGAGTCATTTACTCCAGCAGCCAAAAAGACTGCACTTGGTGGGCGCACTGTATTCACCGGCCAACAACCGCTTCCTGCTACCTCATGGAAAGGTCAAGAGCTTGGCCCTGACGTTCTTAAAGGCTTGCCCCTAGATGATGTAGGGCAGATAGGGAAATATGATGCCCTCTCACCGCAGCAGAGGCGCGGCGCAGTCTTGGCAGGTCAAAGGGTGGAAAAGGAAGAGATTGCGGAGAAGGCTGCGGAGAAGGCTGCGGAAAGGGAGAGAAAGGCAAAGCTCGACCCTAGATGGCAACCTCCCGCCAAGCCAGAGCTATCCACAGAAGATGCAGCAGATAAAATTATCCAGATGCAGGGGCAACTAGGGCAACGAGTGCCAACGCAATCAAGGGAAGCACTGTTGGCGATGGGGCGCGACCGAATAATGCGACTCTATGGAGGGTTAACGCAGCAAGTTGAGGGCATAGTACAACCAACAGCAGCGGAAAGAGATGACGCGAAGCTAGATGAGTTTGCCATAGAGTACGATGGGGCTAGTCCTGCAAGGCAAGCGCAGATAATCCGCCAAGCACAAACAATTTTCTCTAAACGGGGAGAGGGAAAGTGGACGCCTGAAGATGTGACAAAATATCTTCAATCCGGACAACCTCCAAAGGATAGAGAAGTTCCTTTTGAGGAAACAGCAGAAGAAAGGAAATCGCGGTTACAATTCCAGCATGGAATTATTCGGCTTGATGATTTAATCCAAGAAGCGGACGAGGATGACTTCACAGGAGTATTCCCACAGCTAAAATCAAAGCTGTTGGATGAAATTTTGCCAGCCCTGACGATTGATAAGTTTGCAGATGAAAAGCGAATGACATTCCGGCATAGGGCAATGATTTTATCCCAAAACCTTCTGCGTGCGATGAATGAGGAAGGAAAGCTATCTGAAACCGATGCCGAAAGGATTCTGCCCTTAACACCTTTGGCAAGTGACGATAACCCAATGTTCAAGGCGAAGCTGCATGGTATTAGGGGGTTGCTGGTTGCAAAACTGAAATTACAGGATGCAGCAGTAGGGCGAGAGGATGTGTTTAGCCTTGAGCCAGTGGACTTCTTTTCCAAGCTGGGCAACGCTGATCCGGCTCACGGAGGAGCCATTGTTATTCCGAAAGGAATGGCTGCACCCATTATCAAGACGATGCCTCAATATAAATACATCGGGGGCGATGAATCCAAACCTGTAACCAAAGAGTACATAAGTGGATTGTTAGATGAGGGTAAAATAGATGAGGAAAACGCGATTTTGTGGATTGGGTACTTGGGGCTTCCTCTTAAATAAAAACAACCATGGCTGAAGATTTATTAACAACTGAAAAGAAGCAGGAGATACGGGATTTCCTTAATCGCGGGAGTTCGCCTTCCCGCGCAAACCTACTGAAGCAAGAGGCTCAAAAAGCTGAACCTCTTACCACTCCAGAATCCATAGAAGCATTGGACGATGAGGCTTTTGAAAAAACAGTTCCCAGAATCCCAAGGTCATACGATTTCCTTCTTCACTTTGGCGCAGATAAAATAGACAAACAGAATATATTATCCCAAGTAAAATACGGGGAGGATAATGTATTTTATAGCCCCAAACATGAAGCCTTCATAGTAAGGGAATTAGATAAGGACACGGGGAAAGCTAAATACTTCCGTTCAGACGAAAAAGGGGTAACTTGGAGGGACTTTGAAGATGTTGCAATGGGCATCCCAGCCTTTACCCCTGAAATACTTGCCTCGATTGCTGCGGCATCAAAACTGCAAGCCGCCCGACCTCAAATGCCCCAGACATGGGCTGGGTCTGCTGCCTTATTCGGGTTAAGCACCTTGGCAGGGGAATTGGCAGGTGGGCTAAAGGACGGGGTTATTAGACACTTTGGGCTAAAAACAGACCCGCGAACAAAAGAGATTGTTGGAAGGCGATCCTTGAATACAGCCCTTGGCACGGTTGGCGGAATGGGGCTTAACAGGGCTTTAAACATAGAGGCATTGGGAGGTTCAGGGAAGATGCCTTGGATGGGGGCAACAGATGAAGAGAAGGCGTTGCTCAAGACGCTTGGGCCAGACGAACTAGCCACTCATCAACAATTAATGTCCCGTGAGGGAGTAGAAGCCCAGAAGAGATTGCAGGGGGCTGGATACCAAGTAGACCTTACTGCGGGAATGAAGACGCAAGACAAGGGCTTGGCAACCCTTGAAAGATTAACCGCAAAACACAGTGAGCGGGTTCCAGGTATTGAAAGACCGATTGAGAAAGTGAGGGAGACTCACCAGCGTGCAGGTCAAAAGATGCAAAAAGACCTCACTAAAGGAGGGGTGGATTACGAGAAGATAGGGCAAACTGCAAAAGCTGTTATTAGTAAAGAGGAGGAGGCGTTAAGGCGAGCGGCGCAAGCCGATGCAACTGCCGCTGCGGCTGAAGTGGGAGAGCAAGCGTCCGAGCTTGGGATTCAGAATATGCCTAAAGGCTACCAACCTTCAGAAGCAGGGGCGGCGTTGCGTGAGCAACTCTCTACGAGAGCCGAGACAATGGCTGACGAGGTTACTACGCTCTACAATGCGGTTGAAAATAAATTAGCTGAAAACGGTGTAACTAATTTTGTCAAAGGCAATAACCTTGAAGAAGCTATTCTAAAATGGAGACAAAGCCTCCCATCTAAAGACGTATTAGAGACAATAGAAACCCCTGCTAGTAAAATTTTGAAAGCAGAAGGAGGAGGAATTGTCCCTGCAACCCCCGCTGCTAAAGATGTTATTAAAAAAGAGGTTTCCCTTGGGGTTTATGATGATGCAAGCAAGGTGGCAGATGATTGGCTTGCTATGGCTCAAAAAGAAGGTGGGCAAACTTTATCACAAGCCCAAATGAACATAAGGTCTATAGGGGAAAAGCTCCGTTCCGGAAGTTCCGAAACAGGATCAACCCCAATAGACAAACAGGCGTTAGGCAAGTTTCTGCGAGCAGCAAAGCAGGATTTGGAGGAGTCTTTCCATTCCCTCAAGATAAAAGATGCAAAACTTTCAACGATGTGGGACGAGGCAAACACAGCCCACCGACTAAAAGTTGAAGCCTTAAATTCCTCACCTTTCTTCCAAAAAGCCTTAAAGGCCGGTAGACAGGGGGGGGCCGAAGTAAACGCACGGACACTGATTTCAGACCTTGCCTCCGGAAAGGGAAGCACTGGAGATTTGCGCTTGGTTAAGGAAATGATCCTAAAAGACCCCAACGGCGCAGCAAACTGGAACCAGTTAAGGGGTGCGGTTGTAGATGATTTAATCGGAAAACCAATCACCATTTACAAGTCACTAGAAGAACCTTTAACGCTTTCTTCAGGTAAAATCCTCCGCAGAGGCCAGTCAGTTGAGGTGGTCGATATGGACAAGCTCGCCAAGCAAATGGCAAGGTTGGATGATGAATTTTTGCGCGAACTCTTTTCTGATCCTTCAGGCAAGAAAGTGGCCAGCATAAAGGGGATGCTTAAAGATTGGGAGGTTATTTCCAAATCCAAAGGCAATGTGGGATTATCTAATGGAATGGATAAAGGCACATTAGATGACATCTGGCGTGAGCTTGACTCCACAAAGAACGTGTCAGCCGCCAGAAAGCGATTTAAGGACGCTATAAGAGCCGAGTATAAAAGGCGCGATGAATACATAGATTTGATTGGGAAAAACTGGAGGAACAATGACTATGAACTGATTGCCTCAAACCCAGAGCAGTTTGTGGATGAAATACTTTTTTCAAACAAAGAAAGCGCACAAAGGATGGGGCGGGAGGTTTTCGCTAAACTTCCCCAAGATGTGCAGGACGAGGTTCGGGGGGGGATTGTAGACAGGGTATTCATTAACTCATACGATTTCATTGCTAACCCAGCATCCAGAACAAAAGCTGGGGGGATAATAGAAGGTAAAGAGTTCATTAAAAATGTTTATGGCGATGAAGGAAGAAGAAAGTTTATTCGGGAGATGCTTGGCAAAGACACTGCCAACTTATTGGATGATCTGGCGGTTATATTTAAGACAGATGAATCCTATAAAAATTTAGCAGGTCAAGCTGGCGGCTTCTCCGTGGAAGGGCAAATGGCAGCAGGAGATATTAAAGGTTTATTATCCACCGCTGGGTTGGCACGGTTGTTATTCCTAGGCCCAGTTCAAAAGCTCATCAGCACAGGGGCCGCAAACCGAACGAGGCTTGAACAGCTTTATGCGATTAAATATGGAGTCCAAAGTCCTTGGCTCAAAAAGAAAATGAAAATGTCTGCGGCATTGGGTTTAGTGGGCGGCGAGAAAGCATCAGAGGAATTAGGGGAATTATCTGATTTAATGTTTGAAGCTAGATTAGAAGCCAGAAATCAAGGGCTAGATAACAGCCTCACTGGAGATGGGAATTCCCCAACCCGTGAAGACATTAAAAAGTGGCTAGGCGAGCAAAGCGATAAGACTAATCCCGACCAATGATAAAACGGCACATGTCAATAAACGTCCTCTCCTTCGCTTTGGGGCGACTTTTGCGCTCAATCTGCACCACAGCATCCTCCACAGCCCTACGGACGAAATTAGAGCGTGTCATGCCGCATCTACGGGACAGTTCATCAAGTTGTTTAGCGTCTTTATTGTTGATTCGCAGAGATATGAATATATCAGCGAGTTTAGCGTTTTTAAGTGGGGGCCGACCACGTTTGGCCTTCTTGGCTTTCATAGGTGAGGAACTTACTGGCAACGTGACACATTAAACAAGTTAAATCTTTTCGGGTGGAGGGATTGTATTAAAGCAAAATGGGAAAAATTCGTAGCCTTCGGTGACGCGCACGGGGATATGGCTTCAAAAGAGGCCATAGTAGCCCTTGAGAAGCACATCAAAGACTTCAGGCCAGATCACCGCATCTGCCTCGGTGATTTCTTTGATTTTCGCGCATTGAGAAAGGGAATCGGGCGGGAGGAATCCGATGCCTATTCAGACCTCGTTTCCGATACCACTGCCGCGTATGGATGGTTGGAGCGACTAAAACCAACAGTGTTTCTAAATGGCAACCATGAATATAGATTATACCGCGTTGCGGAAGAGGCAGCGAATGGCCTCGTTCGTGAATATGCCAAGGAGGGAATTGCGAAACTGGAAACGTACTTACGCAAAATGGGTTGCAAAGTCCTGCCGTACCATTTCCACAAGGGAGTCCACACTATCGGCAAAGTTGCGTTCGTCCACGGGTATGTCGCGTCGGTCCACGCGGTAAAGCATACTGCTGAAGTTTACTCCCCACCTGGGGGAGCAACCGTCATGGGTCATCTGCACAGGATCGAGGCAGTCCATGCGGTGAGGCATGGTGGGGCGCAGGGGTACTCCGGCGGGTGTCTCGCTGACATCCCGCGTCTCCACTATGCCGCTCTCCGACACGCCACCATGCGCTGGGGCAATGGGTGGTTGTACGGGGTCATTAACACAGCCAAGGGAGGGGGTTTCAAAATATGGCAAGCCGAGCGAATCGACGGAGTGTGGATGCATCCCTAGCGTCCCGCGACAAGGAATTAGCGAAATGGGCGAAGGCTATGGCCGATGCCAGAGACGGGCTGGATAAGATACCGGCGGGGTGGTTTAATATTGCCGAATTAGCAAAGAAATTTGGCATGGCTGAAAGCGGATTGGTTCCCCACTTGCGGCGGCTAATTAAGCAGGGCAAAGCTGAAAAGAAACGCTACTTCGTTGCGAGGGCAAAAGACGGTCGGAGGTACAAGAAAACCTATTACAAGCTAACATGAAAAAGATCCCCAAAAGCTACCTCCAGAAGCGCGTTGCCGTAACGTGGGTTGACCCGTCGGGTTACATCAATGATGACATCTCCGAAGTGAAGCTATCAGAGTGCGTTTCAGAAGGAATGCTGGTGGTGCTTGAGGAGGAGAAATTGATTCTGCGAACGTCACTCTACACCGGATCACAAACCGGAGATTATACCATCATTCATCCCGCGTTAGTGAAGCAGGTTAGGAACCTGTAGGCACAGGTAGGCACAGAAGTGTGTCCGAATTTGTCCAGCTAAAGAACCCTGAATCTCTAATAATACGGTATAACAATGCCGCTCTTATCCCCTCCGTTTGTTCCGGAAACAAGCGCTCTATCCAACTGAGCTACGGGTGCAATCTATAAAATAACTCTGTTTTTGTGGGCTTATAATGTCCTTTACGGGGCTAAAAGCGTTGCCTATTATGAGGCTCCTAACGGTACTAAAAGGCACTGTTAGGAATGGATTTGTCCGGATTTGTCCAAATGGTTTGTCCGGATTTGTCCGAATCAATGAAAGACCAAGACAATGAGTGAGCCGACTATAACTGACAAGGAAACGGTAGACAAAAAATCTGGAACCAAAAAGCACAAGGTTCTGTATTACTTTAGAGACGGTGAGAAGAGAATCCGAAGGGAGTTTGGATATTCCCCCGATGACATTAAATCGTATCAGAAAGCCCGTCAAAGTGCTGAAGACTTAAAGGCGCAATGGCTTAAAGACAAGGAGAATAATTCCGATAAAATCGGGGGAGAACTGACCTCTCTTTCACTCACCGATCAAGCCCTGCTAGTTGAAGCGTTAAGGATCAGCAAAGAAGCTGGTGTAAGCCTTTACGATGCGGTGCGTGACGGAACTAAAACCCGCATCGTTAGCCAGCAGGATGTTGGTGAGTTATGGGATTTATTTTTGTTAGATTATAAGAATGGTCACGATGGATCAGAGCGCGTCTTTATGAAGCCACGCGCAGCCAATTCGGTGAGAGGAGTAAGATGCACTGGGAGGTACTTTAAGGATCACTTCAGGGGCAGAACCTTGGGTGAGATGACGGCTGATTCGGTTAAGCCTTTTATTTTCAAGAACAAAGGCCATGACTATCACCGTAAAACTAAATCAGAACTCTCCTCGTTCTTTAGCTGGTGCAAGGACAACAAATACTGCGACCATAACCCCTGCACGGAAATAAAATTAACTGACCCCAAGGGCCGAGAGAAAAAGAAGGTAACTAGCTGCCTGAATACTGAACAGGCCGCTCAATTCATGCGAATAGTTTTAGAAGACGAACCAAGACTAGCGGCTTACTTTGCATTGCAACTCTTCGGGGGCTTACGCGCAGGGGAGGTGAACGGGCAAAGGCCCATCAAGGAGAATGGAGAGGTTACAACACCAGGAATGGTGGGGATTAATTGGAAGAATATATTTCTAACAAATAAAACTCCAGTGATGTTGATACCCTCCGGCAAAAACCTGAAGGACAGAAAAAACAACATCCACCCCACCCTCCTTGCTTGGCTCAAGTTGGGCGGAGACTTGTACCCCGACTTTGGTAGACCTAAACTAAAGGCTGGGCAGAAGCGTCACAAGAAAGGCCATAGACCCATTGACAAGCGAGCAGCCGATATTCGTAGACGCGCTAACCTGAAGGGGATTCGCGGCATAGACGCAGAATTAGATTGGGATTCTAACCTGCTGCGCCACACCTACGGCACAATGCACTACGCTGCTTACGGAAATAAAGCAGACACAATAATGCTAATGGGGAACTCTGAACAAACCTTTGATAAGCATTATGATTCTCAAATATTTGAAGAAGAAGCCCTGAAATTCTGGGACTTAACGCCAGATAATCTTTAATTAATAATATTAAATATATAATACTTGTCAGATAATAAGCTATATCCATAATAAAAACACCCAACGCGCATATCTTACAATATGAGTGATAAAATTGAAACCTATATCGATCCTGACTCAAAAGAGGGGAAATACCTTGAATCTCATAATGGGTGTATTGAGTGTGCTTTACGTCAAAAGGTGGAAATAGAAGCCACCTCCGAGGATGGCGAGGGGATTGTGGATAATAAGACAGACTGCCAACTTGTCAGTTTCCATAATTCTGGCATGGTCCCCCCCCCTTAATGCCTAACGCGCGTGATCATTCTAAAATGAAGTTGGTGAGTGCTTACGTTTCCACCGACTTCAAAAAAAAGTTGGAACGCATTGCTAAAGCGCGTGGGGTGTCAATGAGCGACTTAATCCGCGACCTTCTTGCGGAAGAGGCAGATCGCATCGCTAAAAAGAAAAAATAACTTGTGAATTAGGTTTAACAACCTCTTCTTCATTAGGTGTCTGACACCGGATAACATCCCTCCTTACCACTTACTGCGCCCGTGCAGTTATCTTTTTATGTGTCAGTAATACTTTATTAGTTATTGACCTCAAGAGGAACAGGCAGGAGCGAAGTGGACTAAAGCGGAACAGGTTAAAATAAACTGTTGCTGTAAAAATGAAAACTGAAGTAAGGAAAAGAAATGTATCTCACCTACAATGAATTAGCTGACAGGTTCAAAGTTACAAAGCGGTTCTTACGCAAGCTCGTGAAGGAGGACAAAATTAAAAGCGTCCGTATTGGCCGCTGTAGGAGATTCCGGCTTGTTGATGTCGAGTCATATGAAGAGAAATTATCGTGCGAGACGACGAAGAACTAAAAGTCCTGCGCTCAAGGGAAACCGAGTACGGCATTGAACTGGACGCGATGATGAACAAGGCGCAGGTAGCTGATCTGTTGGGGGTGTGCGTCCGGAGTGTGGAGTTGTACGTCCGGAATGGATGGTTGGATTGCTACAAGCTCGGAGAACTCCAGAACAGCCGCGTGGTGTTCTCCCCCAAACAGGTTGATGAATTTCTCTTAAACAAACTTAAACGCAACAAACTAAAAAAAGACCGTGCCGCCGGATTACCTGCCGATGCAACTCATTGCCCTACCCGTGCCGAGAGTAGGTAAATGCTGGATTTGCGAAGAACACCAAGCCGTGATCGTTACCGCCGACAACTCAACTAGGGGCTACATCTGCCTCGCTTGCACCGGAGACGCGCTCCAGCTTGAACGGTTTGTCTGCCACAATTTTGCCAACTACGGAATCCGCCACCCGTTTCCGAATGAAATCCCGTTTAATAGATTTTAAAATATGAAAGAAACTGAAGACACATTAATTAGCCGCCTTGCTCTCGCGCAAGCGGAGATGCCCCACGCGGAGATGAAGTCTGATAACCCGTATTTCAAAAGCAAATACGCAGGGTTGCCCGAAGTCATTGATGCCACCAAGCCCTACCTTAACAAGTACGGAATTGCCGTGGTACAGACCAGCAAGTTCTACCCCCGCTCAAAGGGAGAGGATGGAACTGAATTTCCACCCATCATCACCCTCTGCACCCAGTTGTTCTATAAAGACCAGCAGATCAGCAGTGAGGTTCCTTTAATGTATAAGCCCAACGACATACAGAGTTTGATTAGCGCAAAAACGTATTCAAAGCGTACAGAGTTGCAATCGGTTTGCGTTGTTGGTGGAGAGGTGGACGACGATGGGAATGCTGCTGCTGGCAAGAAGGTTGAAAAGAAAGTTTCCAAGCCAACAAAGGCTGCAAAGCCCAGTGTCCCTGCCAAAACGGAGGCGGAACTCTTGTGAGTGAACGGGGTGATACACCTTCCGCCTCCTCAATGGAGCAGATCGCGTTGTGTCCTGGTAGCCATCTGGCACAGCGCGGTCTCTCCGACTCTGTATCTAAAGCGGCGCATCGTGGAACCATGATTCACCTGCTCCTTGAACTGAACAAGAACGACTTTGAATGCGCGGTTGAACTGGCCGCGAAGAGGGATGACTTGATTAACCAGATATTTCCGACTGGACGCAAGATGACAATGAAAGAGGAACGTCTCTGGTTGCGTAAAGACTTTTCAGGTCAAGCCGATCACATAGTGACTCATAGTGCTACCGGCTTAATCATGGACTACAAGACAGGAACATTCCCCGTCACCCCTGCTGGTGAGAACTTACAGCTAATGGCCTTGGCGGTGCTGCTGAAGGCCAATAAACCGAAGCTGAAGACCATCTATGCTGCCATCCTCCAGCCTACCTACGAGCCGGAGCTAGTCTGTTACGACGAAGACGCATTAGCTGATGCTAGGGAGCATATTGAAAGCCTTTTGGAGAAGGCAAACGCCGAGGATGCCCCCCGCATTGGGGGCGATAAGCAATGTCATTTCTGCAAAGCGAAGAAGAACTGCGATGAAAAAATTTAAGCACTATGATGAGACTTGGGACGAATTTTGTCTCCGCAGCAAGCGATTAATTTACATCGGGATAGCCCGTGGATGGGTATTCCCTGAACTAGCTAAAACAAGAAAAATATATGGAACAGAAACAAACAAAGAAAATAGGAAAAGGAGCAATCTACTACAACGATCCGCAGAAGGAGAACAGCCCGAAGTATAAGGCCAAAGTCACTATGGCAGACGGCAAGGTGTACGAGCTACCTCTCTGGTTCAATGGCACTCCTGGGGAAGTGGGATTCAACATTGGATTCAACATTGAACACGTCTTAAACCCTGCACCACCCAAGGAACGCCCCGTAAGCCAAGACGAAGCTCGCGAAGGTTGGCAGAAAGTCAAGGAAGCCGCCGGACTCAAGGAAGGGGAAGCCCCGAAAGAAGAGGATGACGTTCCGTTTTAGGCAATGTCCTTTAACTCCTACCAATTCATGCAACGACCCTTTAACGAACGAATCAACTCCCACTGGGTGCAGGGTTGTTTCGGCGAGGATTGGCAGGAGTCTTTCAAAGCGAGAGACTTGGCGAAGGATCAAGCCCTCACTGGGGTGTGGGGCCACCCTGTCGTACAGTACCAACCTCTTTGCAGCGAGTGGGATGTGGCAAACGCATCCCGCTTGCGGCGGGAGCCGGTGGGGAGAATTATTGATGATGAGGAGAATTGGGTTTGGACAACAAACAAGCCCAAGTACCGAGTCTCTAAACTGGAAGGGATTGATCTAAAAAAGGTCAAGTTAGCCGTGGCGAAGTACGCCACTGGGCCTGAAGCCTATACTTGCCACTACCGCCCCCTCCAACTCACTCCGGAGCAAAGGGAGAAGCGCAACAAAAAAGCCCGCGAGTATTACCGCCGGACACGGAAGGACAAGAGCCTACTCCGAGTTGTTCGTCCGAAGGTGGAAATCAGCCCTTACGCTCCGCTTGAAGATCACCTTGAGGGGTACATCAAGAAAGAGGTGAAGAACAAGAAGCTGCCCCAGCCTGAAGTGGTCACAGCGACCAAGGCATTGATTGAGCAACGGGTGGAGGAGTTCAAATCTCAAGCGAAGACGTTGGCAGACCTTGAGGACGTAAAAGAGTGGCGGCTGAAGATGCACAACGCTCTGGAAGCCCTGCTGAAAACTGGAAGAGTCCATGAATTTATTAATTAGACCGGCGCACCGCCCTACATTCGGTACACTCTCCTTGTTTCAAGTACCTGCGGTGTGTCCGGTCTGCCTTTAGATGAATGAACAACGAACACACATCGACCTCTTCAGCGGGATCGGAGGCTTCGCCCTTGCAGCCAATGCTGCTGGGTTTAGAACCAGTGTGTTCTGCGAGCAAGACGACTACTGCGCCAAAGTCCTCCGAAGACACTGGCCGAACGTCCCGATTGTCCCAGACGTTAAAGAGTTTGACGGAGGAAGATGGAAAGGAGCCGACCTGCTTACAGGAGGATTTCCCTGTCAACCATTTTCAAACGCGGGCCTCAAGCTCGGAAAAGAGGACAATGACCGTTACCTCTGGCCGGAAATGTTCCGTGTTATTAAGGAAGCAAGACCCCGTTTCGTGCTTGCTGAAAATGTTACTCCACTCGTCCGGTTGGCACTCGACGAAGTGCTTTCTGACTTGGGAAGCGAAGGGTACTCCTGCGGGACAGTTGTACTTCCAGCTTGCGCCGTCAACGCCTCTCACCGACGACCAAGGTGTTGGGTTCTGGCCCACGCCAACAGCGAACGAGGACGCGGCGGGGAGTGTGAACGGGAATATGCAACCAATGCTGGGGAACCATCCGGCAGTCCGGAACTCCGGAACTGGGACGTTGAACCCCCTTTGGGTCGAGTGGCTCATGGGATACCCCATCGGACACACCGACTTAAAGCCCTTGGAAACGCCATAGTACCCCAAGTGGCTTATGAAATCTTAAAACATATATGAAAACCAAATCCATTCTTAAACCCGATGATGAAGCCATGATTAAAAGGATCGTGGAGCTTGTCGCCGAGCAAACTTATATCCCCGTGAAGGACATCCTGGGGAAGAGTAGGCGCGAAGACATCGTGGACTCACGGCATCTCTGCTGGTTCTTTGCAGTGAAGCACGGGGGTTTACCTCTCACTGCTGCTGCGAGGCACTTTGGAGTGCATCACGGCGCGGTAATTCACGCTCTGAAGAACCTGTCTTACCGCATTCTCCTGCATCGGAACAAGAAGATGGAGCGGGATATGCACTTTATTGCGAAGGAATTGAAGTGCGAAGAACTCGCAGAATCTTTGGAGGTCGCTTGAGTGGGCATCCGCATAGAAATAGCGGAAAGGGTTCCGAGCCTAAATCGGCTCTTTGGATTGAACCCGTGGAGCAGGAAGCGGATGAAGGAGGAAACCTTCGTCGCAGTCGCATCAGCATTACGAGCAAAAGAATCCGGCTCCTCGACCCAGATAATCTCTGCGTCAAATACATTATTGACGCGCTTCGCTACTGCGAAGTCATCCAAGACGACACGACGAAAGAAATTGAAGTCTACATCAAGCAAGAAAAAGTCAAGAAGCGCAAAGAAGAGAAGACGATCATAGAGGTGGAATGATGATGCGCTGGGACTTTTGCGACTTTGAAATACACGATGCACCGCGCAACCAGTGTCCGGATTGCGGCACGCTCCGATGGCACGAGGCCGGAAGCAGCAACTTGATGCCCTGCCATAGCTGCGGCTTCGGGGAACCTGAACCGGAACCCGATGCCGATGCCTACGAATAAACCAGGAACGATTGAAGAATGGGAAAACATAGCAAGAAAACTATTAGTAGTGCCGGACAAGGAAGTGAGCCGGAGCGAAGTGGACTCGGTGCTGATCGGGATAACCCAGAGCAAAGACCGCTGGCTGCGGGAGAGGCTTCAGGAGAAACGCCTACGAGCGTGGACGGCATCTGTTACGAAGAGATGAAAGACTTTTACGAAGCCAAGATCGTGGTGCTGGAAAAGCAAGTTGCCCACTGGAAGGAGATAGCAAAGAGATGAGTACAGGTTTAAAGGTAGATAGGGAGAATGAAAGGCGTTGCCATGGCGGTGTGAACGAGTCGGAAAAGAAATCCCCAGAGCGGCGAAGGAGGCGTAAGCAGGAGCGCAAGCTCAAGGCTGAATTGAGAAAGAGAATGAAGCGCGAAGGGAAACTATGAGCTTACTTAATCAAGCAGCCGTGCGGAAAGAAGCCATGGAAACGGCGAAGCGGTACAAGAAAGATGTGACGCAAGTTAGCCAACCTTGGGTCGATGAAGTCGAGCAGGATGTTCGCATGATGATTTTTAGGAAAGTCATGGCGCACAAGAAAGGCAAGACGCTGAAGCCATGAAAGACCCCGAAGTAGCCGAGCGCGACCATACGCGCTTCATTGAGCATCTGGACGCAAGCAATCCAACCGTGTTTCAGTGCGCCAAGTTCTTCTATGACAAAGGGATTCAAGTCGCCATTAGTCCCATGAGCAAGTCCAAGGGCTACAATGACCGGCTGGATCACACTGATGACGGGGATTTGTTCATTCAACAGAGAATAGAGGTCAAAGGACTGTCAGCAGACTTCACTAATGGCTCGGATTGGCCCTTTAGAGACGAGTTTATTGTCTGCGCGGCACATTCCTATGACCGAGCGAAGCCGAAGCCTTACGCGTACATGATTTTGAACCGTAACCGCACCCACGTTGCCATTGTTTACGGTAAAAGCCGCCCCCAGTGGACTACTAAACGCATCAAAGACGGACGCTATGAGGATATGACTCAAGAGTTCTATTTATGCCCCCTTGAACACGTTGATTTTAGACAATTATGAAAGAAGACAAAGACCGATTATTTCAGTTTCCATTCTATCCGGCTGACTTCCTGGTAAGCACCATGCTAATGAAACCTGACCAGCGCGGGGCATATATTACCTTGCTCTGCCATGCGTGGATTGAGGATGGTTTAGAGGATAATGAAGAGACTTTATGCGCCATGAGTGGACTCAAACCGGCGCGATTGAAAGAAGTTTTGAAGCGATTCGCACGCGATTCTGATGGAAAACTGCGTCAACCACGAATGGAAAAGGTTCGCGATGAGATTAAGGTGCTTCGGGACAAAAGGGCAAAAGCCGGTAGAAAAGGTGCAGAAGCTAAATGGCAATCGCATAGCAAAGCCACCGATTTGCCAATGGCAAAACGATGCGATTTGATGGCAAGTAAAACAAAACAAAGCAAAGCAAAACAAAGCCCCTCTATATCTCCCCAAATTAATCATGGCAAAGCCATGAGTACAGCCGACCGGATTGGCATGGAAAAGTCTCTTGTCCTCATCAGCGATGAAATCAAAACCATCCTGAACAAAGCCGGACGCAACGCGATGCAAGAAGTCATTAGCTGGGGTTCCCCCGATGATCCCGAAACCCTGAAAGGCTTGCGAGCGCGAGAGCGCGAGATCAAACAACAGCTAATGGGCTTCTCCCCCCGCCAGCGCGAGGAACAGGTTCCTCAAGGCATGGCAGAGCTTGCCAGCGAGTTAGCTGATGAGATGCGACTCTAGGCATAGCTCTATTTGCCCTTCTTTGCCCTGCTCACGCCTTTTAAAGTGTCACTTGGTGATACAGTGGCGGGAGGGCAATTAGGATGCGTTAGAGGGGCGTTTAAGGGCTAAAGAGAAAGGGCCGACCGCTCGCGCAGTCGACCCGACTAGGATTCCCCCAGGAACGGGGGAAAGGGGTTAATCTTCATTCCATTCAGCCCAAATCTCTTTGGCTTCATCTTCAATGGCTTGCAATGCTTTCCAGAATTCGTCCAATTCAAAGGGATATTTTAGATAATGAGGGGTGCAATCCGCGTCCGACCCTTCCACTATTGATCCCACGGCAATACCGTCCGGCTCACTTTGTATCCACGCTCCGCAATCTGTATATTTAAACGTGTTTTTTTCTACTTGGTGGAATTCGGTTTCACCAAATCCCCTTGCGTCCATAAATTCAGCAAGGTTATTAATTGTTTTTGTCTTGGTTTTCATAAGTCTCCTTCTCTGTATCTTCCTCCGGCTCAATCCAGCCTAATTCAATTGCTGCTTTTCGGACTTCTGTTAATTTTTCAATAGCTTGATGCCCGCGAGTTTCTTCTTTTTCAAGAAACTCTAAAGCCTCGCTTTTTGAGAGTTCTTCGTAGGTATGCAAGTCTCTGCCGATCCATTCTAGACGGTCTGCAAGGTCTGGGTTTGGTTCTTCTAATTCAAAAGCCGATATTTCCTCGACCCACGCAATGAATTCAGGTCGAGAACCGAACGCGAACGCTTGCGCTCGCCGTTGGTGCGGGACTTCCACAAATATAATGCCATCGTCAATTTCAGTCTTGGTTTTCATAAGGTTAATTTTACTGGGTTTTGGGTTTGGGTTAAAGGGGTTAATACAGTAATTCGCTTGCGTAGCCGCAAAAGTATTGACCGCGTACGCATCCGGCCATGTCTTGCCATGTCTGAAAATGGAATTGATCCGGAAATTTTCGGATATATTCCACGCGGTCTTTTACGTCGTAACAGTCCTTCCAAACGGTATCCGCCTCTTCACTTTCAAGTTCCGAAAAGTGTCCCTCATCAATCACGGGGTAATCCTCCAAGGCGCAAGCAATTTCAGCCGCCGCTTCTAAATGCTTTGCCGCGTTTTTATGGATAGCTATCCATTCAATCCAGCCGCAAGCCCAGTGACCCTCTCGGACTATTGTCCAAGGCTCAACGTCGCCGCTATCATCTCCCCAAGCTAACTCGCCGCTATACTCTGGGGAAATTTCCTCCATAGCTTTGACCGCGCAAGCGAAATTGCTACGCTCCAAAGCGTCGGAGTCTCTATTCTGACTGACAAAAACATAATGATTTTGCCATTCCGTGCCTCCCCAACTATCGGGCCGCGTCCATTTTTGGAGGTATCGCAAGGTGTTTTCTTCTAAATGTTCCAAAGGTTTCATAATTCTAATAGGTTAAGTTTTGTTCCTGGTGGAATATCCTTTGCCCAGTGGGGCTTGTGATATGGTAAATCGCCCGTGTTCGGGGATCATAAGCGCAAAGCTCGCCCCGCCGGATTGAATAGCCGGTTTCTAGGCATCGGCTAATGAATCGCGCTTTGATTACGCGGGGGTCGGTTACTGTTTGAAAACGGGTAATCATGGCTTTTAGTCTCCGTTGTATTGGTTTTGCAGTTGGTAAAAATCCGTTTGCCTTGGGATTGATCCATAGTCGGCCAAGGTTAACGGGGAAAAATCCGCGTGCCTTGGCGTGCCAAGAATGCTTTGCAAGAAATCTTGGCGGCATTCTTTAGAGCATAGGGGCAAGCTCAATTTAGTGTTGCTTTTCGTTTGTTCCCCGCATTGTATACAATTGTGAATCATGACTTTAACCTTTTGCTATTTCACCGGCTTTTCGTTTGCTTGCCCCATGAGCCGGAAAACCGACAATTGCGCTTCGTTGCTTCTGGCAAAGCTGGCAAGATTCACAACTTGCGTCTTTGCCATCAATAGTGGCTGGGCATTGGACAACCCTGCGCCCTTTTGGCGTTTCGGTGTTTCCCGTATGATCCACCGGCAAAACACAAACTACCGGCCCGATATTTAAATCTGCGAGCTTGTCAGCTTCGCGCAGATTGTTTGCCGACAAATTAACCGTGAAACCGGCTTTATTAGCTTTTTGAACTAATTGCCTATTCTTGGCGTTTTTCAATACTGGCTTGTGGGTATAGGTAAATCCACGTTTGCCAGCATTGGCCTTTGTCAATTGACGTAACAGATTGCCGTCAATGTTGTTGTCAAAACCTGGTAAATCACCGGCTTGATTATGCCGCCAAAATTGTCCGTCTGGTAAACCGGCTATTTTGCCAAGAAACAAACGCCAGTTTTCCCCGCGTTGTCTTTTGGTTACCTTTAGCCAATGCATACCCAAAGGCCCACCATCAGCATAACAGCCATTTTTCTTGAATGGACAAGCTGATGGGCAAGACTCCGCGCTTGTCGTAGTAACGGGGATTTTCCCCGTTTTTCTATTTGATGAAACCAACGTCAAATGAACATTGGGGATTGTACGCTTTGCCATTTTATCCTAGTTTTCTCCTCCCTAGGGGCGTGCGCAAACACGTTTGCCGGTTGTTCTATCCTAGTCAGTCCGGCTCCCTAGGGATTTCCTGACTAGGTTTTGTGTTAATCACACAAGGCAAACACCAGTGTTCCTGGTGCTTGCACAATGGGATTAATCGCGGGTTGGCATTAAGATGCCTTTTCCGCCGGTTGTCTTTTCTTCAATGATGAGGGCGGCGCGTGGATCAATTTGACCAGTGGCCGGATTTGTTTCTATTTGCAATTTTACATTGTCATTAGGGCAACCTATGGCTTGCGCTAATTCATAAAGAAATTTTGCATTAAAACTGATGGTTTGCCGTGGGTTATCATTAGGCGGGACAACTTGCCGCCAGTTAGGATATTTCAAGTCTGTCCTGATGGGGTAAATTTCCCCGTTTGGCATCATGGCCGCGCCATTTAAGCCAATGGTGCTTTCTTTTGCTTGCTTGGCTTGTTTCCTTGCCTCAATCAATGCCTTGGGGAACATTAGCTTTTGACCCTCTAACTGATCTTCGTCAGCTATCTCAACAGGAACAACAGCCATTCTCCGGCCATCAGTTGCAACGGCGTTTGCTTTCCCGTCTTTTGATTCAATCAAGATTGATAGCAACGCTTCGCGGCTTTCATCTTTTGATACTACTTTCTCGAGTTTGCACGTTTTTGGTATTTTCATTGGTTTATCCTAGTTTTTATTGGTTATTATTTGCAGTGATAGGTTGGGATTGAATCGGCGAGTAAATCCATTAGCTCTGGCTTATCATTAATATCATCAATTTCAATGTTTTGGGTTACGGTGATGAATTGCCCGAAATCGCTTTTATAAGTGAAAGAAACGCTATATTCATCCTCTACAATGTGGGTGATTGAATTTATTTTAATATTCATATTACGCCGCTAGTTGAATTAATAACGCGGCGCAGCTTGCTCCCTTTGCCAAGCTAATCCGGATCAAGCCTTGGCAGAATTCCACCGTTACTTGCTCGCCAATCTTGCCAACCTTTGACAAGTCAAGGTTGCCCGTCTGGTTTAAGTCAATCACCGGCAATTTGTTCCCGTGATTCATTACACCAGCAACCTTGCGTTTGCCGTCCTTGTTGGGCCGTATTTCAATCGTGGAGCCGGTTTGAGTGATTTCAATAGGTTGACCTATGGTAAATCCGCCGTCGATCATGGCGCGATTCCAAAGGCAGATTCTAGCAATGTTTTTCTTGCTACCTATGTTTTGATTTTGTGTCTTGATGGTTTTCATAATCCTAGTTTTAGAGTGTTTCAAATTCTGGCTTGTCTGCCGGTGCTGTTGGAAAGTCGATTGTGTTCAATGGCTCCAGCTTTAGACAAGCTGCGCCAATAGCGTTGGCGTCAATGTCTTGCGGTATTGCTTCCGCATCAATCGCCCGCTTTACAAACAGCCATAGTGCGTAGCGTTCGTTTACAGTGAGTGGTGTTTTCATAATCCTAGTTTTAATGGTCCTAGTTTGCTAAAACTTCATTGTCAAATTCATCCATTACACGTTGCCATCCACAATCAATGTAGTATTCAGCGTCTTCAATCGGTAAGCATTCCAGCCAACCAATAATTCGCCAGCTTGCAACGTATGATTCGCGCTGTCTCAATTCCAGATCATCAGAATGATCTGTTAGGTTATTTAGTATCCACGAGATTAAATGTTCCCTCTGGAATTCGGTGAGTATTATATTCTGCATAATCCTAGTCTTTCATTAACCGGCGGATTCATTCCGACCGGCTGAAATCAAAGTCTCATGGATTCCCTTTCCCGTCAATAATTATTTCGGCACAATGTATCACGTTATTCACAATAGATTTGAATAAATGGCTCGCAATCCCAGTCCCTAGATACTAAAACACCTTACTTTTTATTATGGCTGTCAAAGTAGTCAAACCAGTATCAAAGAAGCTCGCAAAGCCAAAGACGGGCCGGAAACCGGCTTGCATGAGCTTGACTGATGAGCAGTTAGCAGAGGCAAAACAGGCTTTAAGCGTGGGTTTTCCACAAACAAGAGTAGCCCAACTCCTGGGTATTTCAGATAGTGCATTCTCCAGAATGTTAAACAAGAACAAGGGGAAGAATGAGCTTGCTACTACCCTTTCCCTTGCAAAGGAGAAGGGGAAAAAGAGATTGCTGGGTTTGGTGGACAAGCACGCTCAAAAGAACTGGCAAGCAGCAGCATGGCTGCTTGAACGGTGCAACGGTTCAGAGTTCGCACAAAGAACCCAAACCGGCAATGCTAGTTCTGTCACCGTAAACCTGCAAAATGTACTGGCCGCGCAGTCTAAACGTCCGGCAGAATCGGGCAGCAAGCCAGTTGACGTGTAAGAATATGCCTGTAATTGTGGGTTATTCTGAAACAGTCTACTAGTTTGGTAAACTAGCTCCCTAATCATGGCCAGCAAATCCTCAAAGCCCACTGGTCCGGACCACGGGGAGGGGGGACCACCCAAGCGGGGTGGGGTTGCTTCTGCTCCCCCCCTTCCGAAACAGCCCAAAACAAAAAGGTTATCCAAGAAAGCATTGGAGCAGAGTAAGACCTATGACTTGCAGTGGTTTCCGGAGCGTTGGTTGGGTGAGAAACCGTATGGTTGGCAGTTTGATGTATTGGAAGCGTTGAACTATCGGGAGAGTCGGGTTGCGTTGAAGGCGGCTAACGGGTCAGGGAAGACTAGCATGGTAGCCGCAGCGGCGGTGGTTTGGCATGTGGTGAACTTTCCGGAGAGTTTGTGTGTTTGTACTGCTGGAGTGTTTAGACAGGTTGAGGGGGCGTTATGGCCCGCTATACGGCGGTTCACCAATCAGATGACAAATGGGGATGGCTTTGAGGTGACACAAAGTGGTTTAAGGTTTGTGAATGGGGCTAGGGCGATAGGGTTTAGTGCTAGTGACGCGCACAAGGCGGAGGGTTGGCATAGGCAAGGGCCGACTGACAATTTGATGTTCATTGTGGATGAAGCGAAGGGCATACAGGATGAGGCGATCTTCCATGCGGTTGAGAGGTGTCAACCTAGTCGGTTACTGATGATGAGCAGTCCTGGGGCGGCTAGTGGATTCTTTTATGAAGCCTTTACGAAGCAGCGGGACAGGTGGGACACATTTACTGTTACGGCGTTTGATTGCCCGCATTTGACGAAGGATTGGATTGAGGAACAGGTGAGGACGTATGGTGAGAAGAGTCCGTTGATCCGGTCTATGATTTATGGGGAGTTTGTGGATGACAGTGATGAGGGTGTGGTTTTGAGTTTGAGAGAACTTGAAGAATCCCTCCAAAGCCCTCCTAAAAGGGGGGAGGGGTTGAATGTGGCTTTTGTGGACTTTGCGGCTGGGGGAGATGAAACGGTGTTTTGTTTGCGGAAAGGCAATGAGATCACGGAGATGGAGACTTGGAAGGAAAGAGACACCAACAAGACCATAGGCAAACTGATTAATTTATTTGATAAACATGGACTTGTCCCAGATGAGATATACGGGGATGAAGGCGGGCTAGGCTTACCGTTGTGCGATGCGTTGATGGATGCGGGGTATGATATTCATAGGGTGAACTTCGGGGGCAAACCGTTTGATGCGCGGTATCAGAATCGGGGCGCGGAGATGTGGCACACGGGGGCGAGGGCGATAGCCAATAAGGAAGTGATATTGCCTGATGACAAGAAACTCCATCAACAGCTTGTTTCCAGACGAGTGGAAGTGAGTCGGCAAGGCAAGCTGGGGCTTGAGCCGAAAGACAAGATGAAGTTAAGGGGGTTAGCCAGTCCGGACAGGGCTGACGCGGTGTTGGGGGCCATTAGTTGTGGAGGGGGTGTGGGGGGTAGTTGGGAGAAATACGAGGCTTTAAGCCGCCCCACCCTTGAGCAGTTGTACGAGGAAGCCAATGCTATGGCAGAGAGCAGCGGTGTCCCAGACGGGATGTTCACAGGGTATTAGACCCATAGGAGCCTTATTCGTCGTAATAGGCTCCTACGGAGTTAATCCCCTTAATTAACCCCGTAAACAGATGGGAAAAATCCCCCCCCTTGTTTTTGCCCATAGGAGCGCAATTAGCTGTAATAGGCTCCTTGACAGGTTTGGGAGAAAATAGGGGAGGTTATTTTGGCCCATTAAATCCCCTGACTATAGGGGCGTATAATAGGGGTTTTCGTCCCCTAAAAATGCCGACGTAACTAAAAATGTTACGGTTGTTACGGTTGTTACGGTCTCACAGGAAGGTGGGGGACGTAATTAGTCGTAATAGGCTCCTTGACAAAACGCCGTAGTAAAGAAGTGGAGAAATTACGGAATACTTGAATCTTTTTTGAATAAAAATCGTCTACCCAACTATTGCATTAATGTGTCACGTTGTGGTAAGGGAGTTTTAAGGTGTGTGACGTTGTGTTGGGTGCGGAGATCGCATCAACGGCAGTCTTGGTGAGATATTACTTCAATTCGCCGCATGAATCAGAGTCACGCACTAATTTGAATTTATGAAGCAACCCAACAAGTACGGAGCGGAAAAGCCCACGAAAAAGCAGGTGAAAGCTAATAAGCCACCCAAGGGCAACCGTAACCGCAAACGGGGAAGAGGACGGTAATGCCTTTCAAGAGCAAAGCCCAGAGGAAGTGGATGTACGCTAATGACCCAGAAATGGCGAAGCAATGGGAAAAGGAAACCCCCAAGAGCAAGAAGCTGCCTAAACGTAAAAAGCGTAAATGAGCCAAAAACTTTACAGTCTGATTGTTGATGACATCAAAAGCCGCTCCCGCTGGGAGCAAAGGCAGAGTATCTGGTATCGGATGCGAAATGACGGGTTGCGCCGGAAAGTGAAGCCTTGGCCCAACGCGGCTGATATGCACTTCCCTCTGGTGGACACCACCATTAACAAGCTCAAGCCAGCCTTCTTTCAGCAAGCCATGGGGTTGGATGTACTTGCCACCTTTGTTCCTATGCGAAGCCAACTGGCCGGATTCACTTCCGCAGCAGAACATTGGTTCTCCTATAAGCTCCATGAAAAGAGCAACTACTCCACGGAAGTAATGAGTTGGATTGACCACATGCTGGTCAGTGGTCACGGGGTCATTAAGACAATATGGAATCCGGACAAGAAACAGGTTGAGTTTCAAGCCATTGATCCCATGCACATAATTGTGCCGCCGTGGACAAAGGAAATTTCGGGGGCAGACCGCATTACGCAGGTGATTCCCATGAGCTTGGAAAGCTACAAGCGAGCGGGAATTTACGACACCAGCGACAAGGTGATAAAACAGATTGTCGGCAACCAAGAGGAGGATGCCGGTATCAGTAACGAGCTAAAGGATAACAAGCTCAACCGTGAAGGGTTAACCTTTTCGCCGGAGAAAGATCAAGTGGTGGTGTGGGAAGTATACCAGCACAACAAGGACGGCGAGTGGGAGATGGAAACCTTTTCTCCCCAAGCCCCAGAGGTGAAGTTAAGGGACTCTATGAAGGTTCCCTATGACCACGGGCAACCTCCATTCGCTTCTGCCAAGTACGAGATCACCGATGGAGGTTGGTTCTCCCCGCGTGGCGTGTGTGAAATGCTCGCCAACTTTGAAGCGTCCCTGAACAAGACATGGAACGAAAAGATGGATGCGTCCACCTTGTTCAACAAACCCCTTTTCAGGGCCGAAAGGGATTTACCCAATTCAGTTAACCTGCGCCTTAATCCTGGGCAAATACTTCCCTTTGGAATTGCCCCTGTTCAAATGCCCAACACCCCAATGGACTTTGATAAGGACATGATGCAAACGCAGTCGATTGCCGAACAGCGCGTAACGGTTCCGGATTACGGAATCATGGCTGACAGAGATCGCCGCACGGCCACGGAGATTGAGTCGATAAATGCTCAATCCCAACAAAACATGGACTTGCGTTTGCGTCTCTTCAGGCAAGCTCTTGGAGATTGCTTCCGTCAGGCATGGGGGTTGTTGTTACAGTTTGATAAGAAGGATTTACAGTACCGTTACTTGGAGGATTCATTGCAGCTTGATCCGGTGGCACTCCATGACGATTACCAACTGGAACCACGCGGAGGCATGGACATGGTTAGCCGCGCCATGCTTCTTAACAAGGCAATCCAGCGCAAGCAGTTGTTTATGAACAGTCCTTGGATCAACCAAGTTGAACTGGATAAAAGTATTCTTGAACTGGAAGACCCCTCCCTTGTTCCCCGCTTGGTTCAAGACCCGAACCAGAAAGAGGGTGACGAGGTTATTGCCGAGAAGAAATTGATTCCGGCGTTGCTGGTGGGCGAACAGATTCCGGTGCAACAAGGTATTGATGCGCGGGTACGCATTGGCGTGTTGATGCAATTCCTTGAAAGGTCAGCGCAGACCGGCGTGATGGTCAGCCCACAGGGACAACAGGCTATTAGCTCGCGACTCGGTGAACTTCTCAATGCCTACGAACAGGTGGACACGAATAACGCACGGGCGTTAAGGAAAGATGTTGAAGGATTTCTGGTGCAACTGGGCTTCATGCCTTCCAAGGAGGAGCAGCAAGCCATGGAGATTCAGGCAGTTACAGGACAGCTTCCGCCGCAGGAAGCGCAAATGGTGGAGGAGACTGAAGCAGTGGTGCAACAGGGAGATTATTAATGAGCAGGTTCATTAGATTTATTCGGGTTGCTTGGAAGCTGTCGGGCCATATGCCTTGGATAGATGAGGCGGAGTGGGAGTCCGAAGATGTTGCCACGCTCCGGCAGTTTCTTGTGTCCAAGTCCGGACGGAAGTTCAGGAGGATTTTATTGAACATGGTGTTGCGACAAAACGCGGCTGTAGTATCACAACGTGACACCAACCAATTGAAGTTTGAGGCAGGGTACGCCAACGGGATGCGTACCACGGTTCACACGCTTGAGGCACTGGCGCGTGATATTGAGCCGGAAGAAGATTTACCATCGGACGTATTCGGGGTCGGACGGACGATGAGTGAAGACCCCACAGCACGGCGCGTGTTTTGATTGCGAACACACGACGAGGATTAAGCAGTCATAGGGAAGTACAGTATGCCAGAAGAATCCGGCGAAGTAACCGCCGAACAACTATTGGCCGCTGCCACGCAGTATGATGCTGCATTGGAAGCGGGGGAAGAGCCGAGCATGGTTATTGAGTCTCCAGATGGGGGCGAATATCCGGCAGTGGAAGAAACCGAAGCTGAAGTTGAACCGGAGGAAACTCCACCGGAACCGGAGGCAGACAGTACGGATAAAGAACCTGAAAGTTCTTTGACAGAAGAGGAAGAGGCGCAAGCCCCTTCTCCGAAAGAAAAGAAGAGTAAGTACGCCAAGAACCGTGAGCGTTTGAATAAAACTTGGGCCGAAGCCAATGAGGTTAAGGAACAAAACAAACGGGATCGGGATGCGATTGAACAGGCTAAAGCGGAACTGGAACAGCAGCGACAACAAATCGCTGCCACCCACGGATACCGCGATGAGCATGGTCATACCGCCAAGGACTACGAGGAAGCCGCGAAAGGTTTCAGGGATGAAGGTGAAACAAAACTGGCTGAAGCCGCTGACAGGAAAGCCAACGAGCTTTCCGAAAAGCAGGATCAAGCAGTGGCGCAGAACCGCCAACAACAGAGCGCACAGGCTTTTGAAGCCAAACGCCAGGAGTTGATGAATCAGTACCCTGACCTTCGTGACGTAAACACCGAGTTAGCCCAAAAAGCGAACGCACTGCTGAAACAGCATCCGCAGGTGGCAAATATGCCGGACGGATTACAAGCAGCAGTCAATGGCGCACTAATGCAAATGGAAGCGGAGAAAGGGAAGAGCGCATCAACTGAACTGTCAGAACTACAGGAACGATATAACAAACTGGAAAAGAAATTGTCAGTCACGGGTGGATACACCAATGGGAAACCTGACGGAGAAAAGGGATTTGATGATATGAGCGATGACGAGCAAACGCAGCATTTACTGCGAGCCGCCATGGCCCATGACGATGATCTTTAACGCCCTAGGTATCACATTGTGTCACGTTATGGCTGACTAAAAAGAAAAAGGATAACAGGCTTATGCCTACTACAACTACAACATTATCCAACCAGTATCAGAACTATTTCAGCAAGAAATTGCTGTCCTACGCTGTTCAAGCACTGGTTATGGATCAGTTCGCCGAAAAGGCTCCCCTTCCTGCGAAGGCGGGCCACAAGGCGATTACCATGTTCCGCTTCGGCGCACCCTCAACGTCAGACATTGAAGCTCTGACCGAAGGCACTGCACCCAGCGGAACCCGCAACCTCTCACTCGCCAAGATTGAGAAGACACTATCACAACGTGGTCAGGTCATTAAGTTGACTGACATCCTCACCGCAACGGACTTGTTCAACAGCTTGCAGCAGTCGATCAAGACCAACGGTGAAGATGCCGCACTGGACATGGACACCCTTACCCGTAACACGGTTGTTGGTTCCAACGCTGCTGGCACAGCAAAAGAGAATGGAGATGGTTCCGCCCTCGACAACAGCGACACGCTCACCGAGCAGTACGCTGATGGCGGTACGGACTACTCCACCTTTGATGCTGCCACCGGCACTGACACAGTGATGTCTGCTTCGTCCATTCTGGACGCAGTGACCAAGCTGAAGGTGAATCGCGCACAACCTGCCAAGGGCGGAATGTACGCTGCGATTACCAGCCCACAGGTGTTGAGTGACATCATGCAGGTCAACGAGTGGTTGAACGCAAGTCAGTACAGTAATGTGCAGGAATTGTATAAAGGTGAGGTTGGTTCTCTTTACGGAGCCAAGTTCATCACTTCCACAAATGGCTGGTCTTCGGTTTACGCATCTAATGACGATGACCGATTCGCCTACTCCGCAGCCGGTACGAAAGATCGTGCCGCCGGAGCGAACATCTACGCCACGATCTTCACAGGTCAACAGGCTTACGGTGTTCCGGAATTGGCTAGTCAGTCTCCATTCAGCCCGAAGGTGATTATCACCGATCAAGCTGACAAGACTGACCCATTGAACCAGCTAACTACTGCCGGAATTAAGATGTTCTGGACTGCGTTACGACTGAACTGCAACTACTACACAATCATGCGTAGTAAGAGCAATTCAACTGCCTAACAGTTAAACAAGTTATGAAACCTAAAGGTGGAGTAACCCTTATAATTGCCGTGGGAGGGGGGAAACCCCCTCACCACGGTCGTTCTGGTAAAGACAAGGAAGAAGGTTGCGAAATGATTAAAATTCCATTGGCAGCATTAGCTGCGGATTCAGAAGAAGGCGAAGGCGTTTCCCCAGAAGTGGGTGATGCAGTTGTCCTTGATAGCGTTGAAGGTGAACTGGTGAATGTGGACGGTGATGCCGCGCACATTGAACTCAAGACCGCCAACGGCGCACCCATTGAGTATGTAGAGCATGAAGCCAAAGTTGAAGAGGAGGACTTGGATGCGGAAGAGGATATGCTTCGCGCAATGGCCGAGGCTGAAGACGAAGAGGAGGAGTAAATGCCCATTTATTCCTTTCTCTCTGAAAAGGGCCACTTAATCGAGAAGATCGTTCCCCCAGGAACAAAGAGACTCACGGTTGAGGGGATGGATTACGAGCGTTGCATAGCCAGCGAAGGTTTTTCCATCGGCAATCAAGTTAAGATTCCCTCTCAAGCAGAGCAGGTAAAGGACGGTTATCATAAGCTGGAGCAAAAGGAAGGCTCCCGTTTCCTTCGTAAATCACAATTTAGTACGAAACAAATAAAGAGAGCTTG